TCATCCTCTGCTACCCAAACTATTTGTATCAGGATTCAACTCCTTTACAGCATCTTTTACCGCTTTCTGGGTCGGTTTACGGTAAGTTTCCGCTTGTTGTACCGGAACAATCTCATTGACCATTCTTTCATATCCTTTTTGTTCTAACAAATGAACTTCCTTTTCATTCGTTTCTTTTTGTTTTTCCGTTTTCATATGGCTTTTTTATTTTTAGTTTTCTACTTTGAAAACAGAAAACAGCAAAAGATGGTTCATCCTATCTGATTTTATTTTCAGTTAATTCGTCCCAATAATCGCATAAATGCATATATTTGCCCATCTAATATGAACCTCATTGAAGTTATGAAAGAAAATAAATATGACGACGACCGCTTCTTCAGCCAATATGCTCAAATGTCACGCTCTGTAGAAGGATTGCAAGGTGCCGGAGAATGGCATATATTACAGAAAATGCTACCGGACTTTACAGGCAAGAGAGTACTGGACTTAGGCTGCGGATTTGGCTGGCACTGTATCTATGCCATCGAACATGGAGCAAAGTGTGTTACAGGAATTGATATTTCCGGGAAGATGCTGGAAGAAGCTCAAAAAAGAAATTCTTCACCACTCATCGAATATAAATGTATGGCAATCGAGGATTTCGACTTTCAACCGGATACTTATGATATCGTAATCAGTTCCTTGACCTTTCATTATCTGGAATCTTTTATTAATATATGCCGTAAAGTCAACAGCTGCCTCACAACAGGAGGTTCTTTTGTTTTTTCAGTAGAACATCCGATATTCACAGCCTATGGTAATCAGGATTGGTATTACGACCAGGATGGAAAACGTGCTCACTGGCCTGTAGACCGCTACTTCAGTGAAGGCAAACGTACTGCTGTTTTTTTAGGAGAAGAAGTCGTGAAGTATCATAAGACTTTAACTACATATATTAATAGTCTTCTTCAGACCGGATTTGAAATTTGTGAATTGATAGAGCCCCAACCGAGTGAAATGATGCTGGATACTATTCCGGAAATGCAAGACGAACTTCGGCGTCCAATGATGCTTCTTATTTCTGCCAAGAAAAAAAGTTGACTTGCAAACAGATGAATTTCAGTCGATTGTAATTTAATCAATAAAAAACATTCATTTAGTTATTGATAATTAAAAAATACTCCCTATCTTTGCACCCAAAGGAAAAGGGAGTTCGGTTAAAAGTTTTCGGGGTGTAGCGCAGTCCGGTTAGCGCACCTGCTTTGGGAGCAGGGGGTCGTGGGTTCGAATCCCGCTACCCCGACGAAAATTTTAAGTTAAGAAAAATTGAATGGTGTTGAGCTGATACAGTTTGTATCGGCTTTTTTCATTGGTGCAAAATAGACTTAATTATACCCCATTTAGGGGCAAATAAAGGGGATAAATCTTTGAACTATCTTTGAACAGGTTTCTCTATTTGCACCTATTTAGTGGAAATTAAAGCGGTTTCCCATCAATTTACCCCGATTCAAGCTGTTTAATGCGATTTTAAACCTTTAAAAAACATTAAAACAGTATGGCAACATTTAAAGCGATCGTTTTCCAAACTGGAAGACATATAAAACAGGATGGAACATCCAATATAAAAATTAGAATCTATCATAATAGAGAATCTCAGTATATAGCCACCAGCTACTATATCCAACCCGGAAACATGGATGACTCCGGACGGATCCTGCCAAACGTTACAAACGGCGAAATGATAGAGTACGAAATAAATGCGTATATCCAAAAGATCAGGAGAGAGTATTTGAAGCTAGGACAAGAAAGAACTCAGTTTATGTCATGCAAGGATTTAAAAGAAGAAATAGAGAAATCCCTAGCTCCTGACGCCGAGTTTATAGACTTCGTAGAGTTCGCCCAAAACATAGTAATTCAGACGAAAAAGAAAAAGACAGCCGAATGGTATAGCTCTTCCATTGATACACTATGTTGGTACACAAAAAGAAAGAAGATAGATATTAAGCTAATCACCTCATTTCTGCTAAATAAGATGATCAAAGACTTATATCACTCCGGGCCCGCCGGCATTCCTTTAGAACCGGGCACAATAAGCCATTACCTTAGAGGACTGAGAGCATTGTACAACAAAGCCAAGCTCTATTACAACAATGAGGACTTTGATATTATAAGGATCCCAGGCGATCCGTTCAAAAAGGCTGAGATACCGGAGTACCGGAGGAAACGAAAGAATATAGACATCAACACTCTATTGAAGATTAGGGATTTCCAATCTGACAAGAAACGTACCAATATGGCACGTGATGTCTTTATGATGATGTTCTACATGATGGGAGTCAATATTAACGACCTATATAGTATTTCGTGTGAACGCCACGGAAGACTGGAGTACACGCGATCTAAAACGAATACGGAGAAGAATCACGAACAGATACCGCTTTCCGTCAAGATCGAACCGGAGCTTCGCATCCTACTTGATAAATACACAGAGGGTTATTTCCTCTCCTACTTTCATACCAACTACTGTAGCTTGAATAATTTCATGCGAGCAATCAATAATGGACTGAAAGACATTTGCATGAACTTAGAACTAGACTTCAAAGTCACCACAAACTGGGCCCGCCACAGCTGGGCCAGCTTGGCAAGAAACAAGGCCGGAGTACCGAAGGCAGACATTGACTTCTGCCTCGGTCATGTAAATAACGACTATAAGATGGCCGATATCTACATTGATATAGATTATAGTATTTGTGATAAGGCAAATCGCGCTGTATTGGATTTATTGCAGAAAAAAGAAGAAAAAAAAGACTGAAACGTTTGCAAATACAAAAACTCTCTCTATATTTGCAAACAGAATGGTGTTGAGCTGGATAAAACAATAGTTTTGTCCGGCTTTTATTGCATATATATGCTTCAATAGCTCTTATTACTGAAACTCATCTCATCTTTACGCTATGCACCGCAAAACAATGACGCATGGAAATTACAGTTTCAAAAACAGCTTTATTAGATAAGCTGAAATCAATCGGGCGAATCATACAGCCTAAAAACACATTACCAGCTTATGACAACTTTTTGTTTGTCGTTGATGAATATGGTCTTATTCTAGTGACAGCAGGGGAAGAAGGTGGACGCATCTCTACAAATGTAGATGGCGCTGCCGACTTCATCAATTATTCTTTCATGGCTAACGCCAAGACATTACTCGACGGATTAAAAGAAATCCCCGAACAGCCATTGACTATATCCATCCTTGAAAAGGAATTGATTGTCAAGTATGCCAATGGCAGGTTTTCAATACCACTTGAAAAAGGTGATCAATACCCATCCATGAACACGGATGACACTGCCAGCCCATTTCTTGTTTCAGGTAATGACTTATTATACGGAATAAGGCAAGTCTTGATCTGTAGTGCCAATGATGAGCTCCGTCCGGTATTAAATGGTGTCTATTTTGATATTGGTTTAGATTCAATGTCATTTGTCGCAACAGATGGTACCCGTCTAGCAATGATTGAAAATCCATCCGCTTATACGCGCAAGGAACGGGCGGCCTTTATCCTGCCAAGCAAGTTTGCTAAAATCCTTTCTAATATTGTTCCGGAAGATTGCATGGAAGTAGAAATATCGGTAAATCAGACTAATATTTTATTTGAGTTTGATTCATACCGGTTAGTCTGCCGTATGATTGAAGGCCGGTACCCTAACTATCGTGCCGTTATCCCTCAAAAACAGCCTAATCGTGCAGTATTAAAGAAAGCCGATATAGTCTCAGCTCTAAAGCGTGTATCTGTCTTCTGTGACAGCAACTCATCTCTGGTAGTACTCAAATTCGATTCCAGTTCTCTTAAAATAGCAGCTCATGATTTAGACTTTTCTAAGTCTGCAGAAGAAACGATCAGCCTGCAGTCAGGCTGTGATATTGAAATAGGTTTCAAGAGCAGCTTTTTGATAGAGATGGTAAACAGCATTCCTTCGGAAGATATTGCTATCACCATGAGCGATCCGTCGAAAGCCTCAATCTTTACCCGCTGCGATGAAGAAGTTCGTAGCCTTACTTATCTATTAATGCCTTTATCAATTAATTATTAATATGGAAAAACAAAATTCATTCAAACAGACCATTCAATCTTACTTGGATAATCGGGCAAAGTCTGATGAACTGTTTGCTATTGCCTATAGAAAAGAGAATAAGAATATTGATGAATGTCTCGCCTACATTATGGGCGAGGCTCTCAAAGAAAGTAGCACGATAAGTTCTGGAGTAAAAGGATGCGGGATGGATAATGACATAGTATTCGGAATGGCGGTCCATTACTACGATGAAGATGATATCAAAGTTAATAAGCAAACCAATTATAAGGTATCAGCTGTGAGTGTGAAAAAAGAAGTAGCTACAGAACATCCGGAAACTAAAAAGCCGGCTTCTTCCCCCAATAAGCGTAAAGGGAAGAAAACAGAAATACCTTCCGGACAATTTTTATTATTTGAAGACTTATGAGACCAAGAACGAAATTACAGCTTAAAGTTGCTAATTTAAGTAGCCAGCTGCCTAATATTGAGGGATTGATGATTGATTGGGCAAAGGTCGAATGTTTGGAACATAGAGGATATGCAACCAAATCACGTGTTATCTGCATGGAGTGCGGACAGCGCTTCTCTCCGGAAATTGTAAAGCGTAAACGGGCAATCTGTCCTCATTGTGGGACATCCTTGAAGATAGAACAGTCGAGGAAGCGTATCAATAAACAGACAATGTTTATTGGCAAAGCAGAAATTTGTGAAGAGTTCCAAGTCATCCGTAGTTTTGAATTGGTTGCTTATTACCGGGAAGAAACAGAGCCTCTTTATTATATTCGGGAGATACTGCAACATTGGATAAAAGACGATGGTAACCGGGAAGTAGTAGCTCTTGCCAATAATACGGGATTCAGTGGCTGGTGTGGAGAGCTGGAGATACGGAATAAAGTTGTTGGATCGTATTATTACAATCATAACAATGATATTTACTGCGAACGCTATCATCCGGCCTCCGTCTTTAGACCTAAGTATATTCGAATGGGTATAGATTGTAAATTACGCGGTATGTCATTTCTTACTGCCGCCAATACAATTCCCCATTCTCCCAAGGCTGAAACACTTCTAAAGGCAAGACGTTATGAATTAGTAGATTATTTAGAGGGACACCGTTACAAGATCGATATGTATTGGCCGTCTATAAAAATTTGTCTTCGTAATAAATATCGGATAAAAGATGTTTCGATGTGGTTTGATTATCTGGAACTACTAGATCATTATCATAAAGATCTGCATAACGCTCATTACGTTTGTCCTAAGAATCTAAAAAAAGCCCATGATTTGTATGTGGCGAGAAAGAAACGTGATGATGAAAAAGAACGCAAGGCAAAGGATATGCAACGCCTACTTAAACTTAAAAAGGCTGCTGAAAACTATATAAAAGAAAAATCGAAATTCTTCGATTTGAAGCTATCGGACGGTAAAATAGTTGTGATACCACTAAAAAACCTTGAAGAGTTTCAACAGGAGGGTGAAATTATGCACCATTGCGTTTTTTCGAATGAATATTATAAGAAAAAAGACTCACTCATTCTTTCTGCTCGAATTGGAAAGAAGCATATTGAGACTATAGAGGTCAATTTGAAGACATTCAGTATTGTCCAATCTCGTGGAGCTTGCAACCAAGATACCGAGTATCATGAACGCATTATTGGTCTCGTGAAAAAGAATATGAACTTAATACGTCAGAAACTGACGGCATAGCATACAATGACCTATATAGAATATATAAACCAATTTTGGAAGATGAATCGAAGTGTAGAATTTAGCTCGAACGAAGTGTTTTTGTACTTTTACTTATTGAATGAGTGCAATATTCGGGGTTGGCAGAATCCGTTTGAACATCCCAACAAGACTATCGTCCTCGCAACCGGTATATCAGAAAAGACCGTCATTGAAGTTAGGAACAGATTGCAGCAAAAAGGTTTAATAACTTTCGAATCGGGTAAAAAGAATGCAAAATCGCCAGTTTATTACTTACTTGACGTAAGTAAAACGGTAAGTAAAAAGGTAAGTAAAGAGGTAAGCAAAAGGGTAAGTAAAACGGTTAACATTAAAGATAAGACTAAAGACAATAAGACAATATCTCCCTTACGCGTGGGAGAACTGTTTCCGGCTGATAGTTTTTTCGACAAGTCTTTGGACGATTGTTATACCGAACTTAAATCGAACCGATCATGGGCGGAAACAGTAACAATGAACACTCGTTCTTCTGGAAATCCTGATTTCACGCTAGAAGCCTTTTACGAGTGTTTGAAGCTGTTCTTTATGAAACTGCAAAATGAGGGTGAAACGACAAAATCGCCAAAAGATGCGATGTCGCACTTTGCCCGATGGTTGAAATTTGAACTTAACAACAAAAAAGATGGAAAAAGTAAGAGAACAAATACAAATCCAGAAACAGATGTTGAAGTGCGGACAATCAAGCTATGACCCCATTACATTGAAGAATTCCGCAGCCTTATTCCGTGAGTGTTGTCTATCAGCATGTTCAAAATTCAGTGTTAACGAAAGCAATCGTGAACTGATGAACGAGTTGTTTTTGTATCTTATCAGAGGGTCTAAAAAATTAGATCGCGATAAGGGATTATGGCTATATGGTCCGGTAGGTACTGGCAAATCTACAATATTAAAAATTATACAAACGTATGATAGACGCAGTAATGGGCTAGCCCCAAATGGATATTATCCATCAGGAGGCTTTCCTATAGAATCGGCATCATTTGTGACAAACCAATATTGTCAAAAAGGAATTGATGGAATTTTGAAATATGATGGTTCCAATGGCATGGCTATCGGCCTTGATGAAGTTGGTAGAGAACCAAAAGTTAAGTACTATGGGACAGAAATGGATGTGATACAGTACATACTTCAAATGAGATACGACAACAGAAGAGGTTGTATAACATTCGTAACGACCAATTTACTCCCGGAAGAGATCCATTTAAAATATGGAGAATATATTGCCGATCGAGTTAACGAAATGTTTAATGTTGTGGAAATCGGAGGTAAAAGTCGGAGATAATTGTATCTTTGAGAATTATTATAAAAAAACAAAAAACATGAAAGAAAAAAAACAGCAACAAGAAGATGATAATCAATTTAATATGAACCTTCTTTACGCATCTGAATTAGAAAAAGCAGTATTGGGTACATTAATGACTGACAAAAAGGCTTATGCGTTAATAAGTGATATTCTTTGTCCAGAATCTTTTTATGAACATCGACATCAACTGATATATGCTGCAATTATTGTCCTTGCGGTTAATCAAATGCCGATAGATATTCTAACTGTAAAGGAGCAACTTAGCAAACAAGGTGAATTAGATAAAATTGGAGGAACATCTTATATAATTCACTTGAGCAGCAAAGTAGCATCATCGTCTCAAACGCAGTATCATGCCCGAATCATTGCACAAAAGTATATATCCCGCCAATTACTTGCACTTGCAACAGATATTCGCTTAAAAGTATTCGATGAAACCCAAGATGTAGAAGATTTAATCTCGGAAATCAGAGGAAAGCTAACTGATATATCCTCATTAAATACGGAACATGATTGTATTCAGATTAACCCCGTGATTGATGAAGCCTATAAACTAATTCAGAAGGCAGCTACACGAACTGATGGTTTGAGCGGTTTGGAAAGTGGATTCACTAGATTGGATAAAATGACATCTGGCTGGCAGAATGGTGATTTGATTACTATAGGAGCACGTCCTGCAATGGGAAAAACAGCATTTATTATATCTATGCTAAGAAATATGGCGGTTAACTTCAGGATTCCAGTCGCTTTGTTTTCTCTTGAAATGAATAATGTGCAGTTAGTCAATCGTCTTATCACCAATGTCTGCGAAATTCCGAGTGAAAAAATCAAGAGCGGACAGCTTGCCTGTTATGAGTGGCAACAATTGGATTATAAACTGAAAGATTTGCAGGACGCTCCTCTTTATGTGGATGACTCACCACTTATGAAAATGGATGTTTTGTGCAATAAGGCACATTATTTAGTAGAAGAAAAGGGTGTTAAGTTGATTGCTATTGACTATGTTCAATTGTTATATAATGATGTCAAATATACTGAAAATAGATATTCGGAAATTAATTACTTCACAAGAAGATTAAAATCTTTAGCAAAAGAGTTGAATATTCCTATTATTATTACATCGCAATTAAATCGGGCAATTGAATCTCGTGAGGGAATTGATGCTAAACGTCCACAGTTAATAGATTTACGTGATAGTGGTACATTATGCGATGATTCTGACTTGATTCTTTTTCTACATCGACCAGAATATTATAAAAATTTTCAAGATGATCGAGGAAACGATATGCGAGGTATGGCAGAAATAATCATTGCTAAGCATCGTAACGGTGCAGTAGGTGAAATATTATTGCGATTCAAAGGCGAATTCTGCCGCTTTTCAAATCTAGAGGAAGACATGTGCATTCCCATGCCTGGTGAACCAATCGGCACGATGTTTGGTTCTTCTTCAATTTCTAAAACCAAAGCGCCATCCTCTAAAGAAAATCAAATTAAAGATGAAGGTCCATTGCCTTTTTAAAATAATCGCTGAATTAATTTTCTTTTCAAGATTTTTTCTATCTTTGCAATAGAATGGTGTTGAGCCGGATTTTGAAGAAAAATCCGGCATTTGTTATTTGTAAGTTACTGAAACACTAAAGAATTCTCTTTGCTATGTCATACTTAATTTTAAAAATTAAATTTATGGCAAGTGAAGCAGTAAATAATTACATAACTAAGCGCTACGAGCGCTGGCTTGATTACTCCTTGTATCATTGTGGGCTTGCCGGTATTCCTGATGAAGCAACAGATGTCTTGAATGAGGTCATTTGTTCGCTCCTTCAAAAGAAAAACAGGTTACTGGACAAACTACTTGAAACAAGAAAAAATGGCTATACAGAGCTTGATTTCTTTGTTTTGAAGATGATAAAGCTGAATGCATCCTCTCCTACTTCACAGTATAGGAGTAGATACAAGCCCCTGCCTGCGGATGATAACGTAGATTACACGAGACTGGATATTGAAGATATCCCGGATGAATCAGAAGATAGAAATACTGAAATACTAAATAAACTGCATTTAGTAAGAGATACATTTGAAAGCCTTGATTTAGGTCCAGTAGCAGCTCGTGTTTTTGAGTTTCATTTCTTCCAAGACGGTAATTTTTCCGACTGGGAAGGTCCGGAGACATTGAAACAACTATATGAAATTTATAACGGAGTGCAGGAACTTATTAGAAAGAAAATTAATGGAAGTTCATTGTTCTAATTTGCAATATTATTACTTTTGGTAAAAAAATAACAAAGACATGGCTACAGAAGAAAATATGATTCCAATAGAACCTTATCTTAAGGACTTTAAACAATATCTTGATGCTAATTCAAGATGTATATTATCAGCAAAATTCGGCGATGGGAAAAGCTACTTCATTAGTAGCTTTATAAAAGAATATTCAGATGAATATCTGTTCATTCCAATATATCCTGTAAATTATCAGGTAATGGACAATAAAGATATCTTTGAACTAATAAAAAGAGATATATTGATTAGGCTACTATCGAATAAAGATATCAACATTAATGAAATAGAGTTAAGTAATGCATCGTTAATTTATTCTTATTTTATGAATAAATCAGAAGACGCAATTTTAGATGTTATAGACTTGATACCCAAAATCAACGTTTACGGAGTGGATATAAGTATAAGTAGTGTTATCAAAAAAATAAAAAACATAAAAGACAAGTTTGATAAATATAAACAAGAATTCGCTTCAGTTGATAAAACATCCGAGGAATATATCACTAAATTTGATTCATTAAAAGGCTCAATATATGAATTTGATACTATTTCGCAATTGATTTGTGATATAATCCGTGAATATAAAGAGCAGTACCCAAGTAAGCAAGTTGTATTAATCATAGAAGATCTTGATAGAATAGACCCAGGACATACTTTTAGAATCTTAAATATCTTCTCTGCTCATTTTGACAGATATACTACTGGATTAATGGAATTTGAAAAAACATGTGGAGATAACAAGTTTTGCTTAGACAAAATAATCACCGTTTGTGATATTGATAATATTAGAAATATATATTCGCATGTTTATGGAGATAAGACTGATTTCATTGGATACATAAGTAAATTCTCAAATAACCAACACTTCGACTATTCTTTGCGAGAAAATATAAAAGATTATATCATTAATAATTTATTTGATAAAAGAATACAAAAACATTCAGTATTATGTGATAGATTAGCCGCTCTAATTATTATGCATGCAGACGACCTATCCAGACCAAAATACAACTTACGATTGATAAAAGAACGTATAAAAAGCGCAGAATCTCAGATCAGGAATTACAAAATTCCATTAACAAAAGGCTTAAATGGATTAAGTTTATACTCAAAATCAGATTATACTTATTTTTTAGCTTTACTTAAAGCTTTCAAAATTGATTTTTCAAAGTTCATTGTGACTAATGATGAAGAGTTTAGAGAGTGTATGGCATGTCTTGTTGGACCATTTTGGGCTTTGGCTGAAGAAACAAATAAAAATTTGTCTTTCAATTTGAGTAAAGATAATATCATTTGTGTTCATACTTTTAGAAATGGTTATCATAGTGAAGATGTAAGTACGGCTTTCGAATATACGTTAGAAAATAAAATTATTAAAGATATACAAATACGTTTCAATGATTATCATCAAATAGGTATAAAAGTATATGACACAATAGGCTCCGTCACAAATTATCTATTAAAAAATGCTATTATATAACGGTAAGGGGTAGTTTCTTATTACTTTCACTTGCAAACTCAGAAGTAATCTGTATAACGCCAAAAGACGTTAGATTATTGTGATAATATTATAGAGCGAGGTGGGACTAAATCATAGTCTCACTTTTCTTTTTTTCATAGAAATGAGTATTCGGCATTATATTTTAAGCAAAAAGTATCATATGGGACGCAAAAGCGCATATAAAGAAGAATATAATCAGTTAGCCGAGAATTATGCCTTATTAGGGGCAACAGACAAGGAAATGGCTGATTTATTTAGTGTTACCGAGCGCACACTTAATCAATGGAAGAAAGATTATCCGGAATTTCTTCAGTCCCTAAAAAAAGGAAAGAATATTGCGGATGCCAATGTGGCATCCCGTCTTTATAACCGTGCGATTGGCTATGACTGCAAAGCCACCAAATTCGCAACATCAGAGGGAAAGATTACCGATTCGAAAGAATACATAGAACATTATCCTCCTGATACAACAGCGGCAATCTTTTGGTTGAAGAACCGGCAGCCGGAGAAATGGCGTGACAAGAAAGAAGTTGATGCAAATGTGAATCTTGGTGATGAACTAGAAGGATTGAGTGACGAACAGTTACAGGCTATTATTGATGGTAAAGAAGAAAAGTAAAAGAGAAATATTGATTCGTAAGGCGAAAGCTGCTACCATACTCCGCAAACGAATAGCAAAGAAAGACTTTTGGGCATTCTGTTTGTACTATGATCCGAAGTTTTTCTCTAAACGTCTGTTCCTAAAAAAGGTCGCTGAAGCGTTCATGCGTGTGTACAGCTCGTATTCTGCGGGTATAATCTACCGTCTTGCTGTCAGCATGCCACCACGTGCCGGAAAGTCATATATATCTTCTCTTTTCATCGCTTGGATGTATGGACACTTTCCCGAAGAATCTGTAATGCGTAACTGTTGTTCTGACACGTTATACAACAAGCTCTCTTATGATACCCGCGATATTGTCAAATCAAAACGTTATCGTGAGATATTTACTGAGATTCACCTAAAAGGAGATAAACAGAATGTCAAAGGCTGGAATGTAGAAGGCGCTCGACAGGTGTCTTATTTCGGTGGTGGTGTTGGTGGTACTGTCATTGGTTTCGGTGCATCTATGCTCGCCATGACGGACGACTTATACAAGAGCTTGGAAGATGCTCTATCTGATAATAACAATGAAAAGGTTTGGTCTTGGAAGCAAGGTACACACGACTCCCGTATTGAAGGAAGCTGCTGCATGATTGATATTGGTACTCGCTGGTCCTCTAGTGATGTCCTTGGACGTTTAGAAGAAGCCGGCAAGTATAATGAAATCATCCGTATCGCTGCACTAGATGAAAACGATGAAACGTTCTGCGCTGACGTACATACAACAGAGTATTATCGGGAACTACGTTCTGAAACGGATGAAAGTATCTGGATGGCCGAGTATATGCAGGAGCCGTTCGAAGCCAAAGGTTTGCTATTCCCAAAATCCGCTCTCATGCGATTTAAGAGTGTTGATATTGCAGGAAAGAAACCTGATGGTGTACTTGGCGCTTGTGATACAGCCGATAAGGGTGATGATGATTTCTGCGCGCCATTTGCAAAGGTGTTCGGCCTGAAATACTTCATCACAGATGTTCTTTTCACAAAGGATCCTGTAGAAGTAACAGAGCCACGCCTGGCACAAATGGTTATTGATACCGAATGCGACCAAATGCGTATTGAATCAAATAATGGTGGACGTATATTCGCTATTCATGTTCGCAAACTGGTAACAGAAGAAAAGAAGACTTGTACAATACAGGCTCGTCCTACAACACAACATAAGCCAACACGTATCATCATGAAAGCTGGCTGGATAAAGAAACATTGCGCTTTTCTTGATGAATCAGAATACTCTAAAGGATCAGACTACGGCCGTTTCATGAAAGCGCTTACCAGTTACAAGCGTGAAGGTGATAACGCTCATGATGATGCACCGGACGGAATGACAATCCTTGCAGAGTTCGCTGAATCACTTGGATTAAAGTTAAAATCGACAACTCGTAAGGTAGGGCGCGGATAATTTGGATTATTAAAAAATTAGTTGTAATTTTGTATTGTATAAAGAGATTGCTAAATAGCTTCTTGTTATTAAGTGGTTTTGGTGTGTTGCCTCCTTGGTGTGGATGTGTAGCGTTGTTAATAACAGCGTTTGATTGGATGAAATCTGTTTATAAATTAATAAAATTAAATGGAGGGCGAATTATGGGAAATATATATCGACTATTTAATGGAGTGTGGAACATGGGAGTGGACTAAAACAGACACACTTTGATAACAAGAAGTGAACCTTATAAGTTAGGAGCATATGTTCCACACCCACCAAAAAAAATTATATCCTATTATATAGCCGGAGATGATCCGGCTTTTTTTATAGCACATACACATGTATTGAGCCTTTTAAAGTAGACCATATCGCACATAATAGCAAATCCTAAGTCAACTATTTTATATTGAAATATGTCTTTATGACCAATAGACAGTAAATCCTCAGATTTGATTCGTTCTCTCATAACTTTTAACAGAAGTGACAATCGTTGTGAAACATTATTCTTATTAGATAAATCTTCAAGGACATTAATCTCATAAGTTGAAGGTAATGATATTCCATATTGGTGATAGTATAAACCTTTAAAATTTTTAATGTGTACATCAATATAATCTTGAATATTAAAAGTTATATTAAAATCTTGGCTTTTCTTTATCTTAGAATGCAACTTAGGGCTTCTTAATGCTTTCTGCAAAACACTACTAGAGACATCAACTTTCTCATTTATACTCCATATTGCAATCAAATTTCTAAAATCCTCTTCTATTTTAGAGTATTCATTATTACAGGCACTACAGGCTGGAACCGTAACCGGTTCAGTCAAATAATCTTTTGGATAACCTTTGAATAAAGCTCTCATTGGAATATGTTCTCTAGTTTCCTTATCTTTAGTTAATTCACATCCACAGTTATAACAATGTTCCATAAAAATAATCTTTTTGCAAAGATAGTGAAAGCAGGCCTTAATCATGATTCTAGTACAGCAAAAAGTTAGCCAATAATATATTTTAAGAGAAAAATATATGCCATCAATTAGTGAAATTTTAGTTCAAGACGACTTTGGAAGGATTGTTAGTGATCTTTGTGTGGACACCATAGAAAATCGTGAGCCACGGGAATATTTAGAAGAGTATAATGGAAAGCGTAACCGTCGCACTACATCCGTTGGTTTCCGTGAACCTAAGACAGTAGCTGTCTATTCTGAAACAGAAGAAGAATTGAACCCCCAAACGGGTAAAATGGAGCCTAAACGATTAGAGGATAAAACTGTTCCTGTTGCCAAAATAGTGACCAATATCCCAAAGAAGATTGTTCGCACAGCAGCAGCTTTTTTATTTGGCGGAGATATGACCATCACAGCAGATAATACAGATGATGCAAGCTTGGAGGATTTCAAAAAGATATTTGTCCGCAAACTCAAAATGAAGTCAGTACTTATGAGCTTTGCCCGTAAGGTGTTGTCAGAAACAAAAGCTGCTATTGTATTTTACCCTGTAAACAAAGTTGTGGATGGAAAAAAAATCCCGGAACTGAAAGCCAAGATACTCTCTTTGCCAAAGGATGATAACGTTACTTATGAGTTCTATCCACATTTTGACGATGATGATGATATGGATGCTTTCATTCATAAGTTCACAACTAAGATTGATTGCTCTACCTACGAGTGTGTCAAAATATACACCTCAGACAAAGTTATCACAGCTATAAATAAGGGGGGCCAGTGGGAAATCAAATCAGATAAGAACCTATTCGGCAAAATCCCTGTAGTATATGCAGAGGTAGATCAACCGGACTGGGAAGATGTCGCTTTACTCATGGACCATTATGAAATGCGGATCTCTAGAATGTCAGATACTAACGACTACTTCGGCGACCCAATGCTAAAATCCTTCGGTTTGTCGAATCTTCCTTCTAAAGATACAGTAGGGAAAGAATTAAACTTTTCTATGGAAGTTGACCCTGATACCGGCACTGCGTATCATGGTGATGCTGAATACCTATCATGGCAACAGTCCATAGATTCACAAAAGGAAGAGATTAGTAATGAACGCCACGAAATATTCTCTGGTGCATCATGTCCTGATTTGTCGTTTGACAATCTTATTGGCATAGGTGACCTATCAGGCGTCTCCCGTGAGTTTATGACCATTGATGCAAAAATTAAAGCTACGGAACAAATGGAAATCTTCGGACCGGTAGTACAACGATGTGTGGCTATTGTACAAGCAGGCATGGCGAATATATCACATATCAAAAATTCCAATGCTATAATGAATAATTATTTTGAGGTGTCTTTCGGCTCTATTCTCCCGAAGAATTTAGCAGAAGACTTACAGAATCTATCAACAGCCGGAGGTGGGAAACCAATCAATAGCCAGGAAACACTTACCGCACGTTCTCCTTATACTCAGAATGTAAAAGAGGAAATTGAGAAAATGAAACAGGAAGAACAAGCAGCTTCAGTCAATAACAATCCGTTAGGACCGATATATCAATGAAAGGACTAACATTCTACGACAAGCAGCATATACAAAAGATATTGGCTCAGCAAAGCGAAGTGGCCAATATCTTTAATCGATTTATTCTGTCTATTACCCCATTTCTCCAACAATGGGCAAATCGTAGTAGCGATAATGTATGGTTACGTAATCAAGTTGTCGAAAAATGTGTGGATCGGGAGTTGGATAAGTTACAGTCTCTTCTTCTCACGAATCTTACAGCCTTCAACATAGACGCATGGAAGCGCTCTGAAATGAAGAATGAGGATTTTATATCAGAATACGTCAAAGGCATGGCTATTGATTCTGTAAGGAAGCAAGGAATGTTTGCTACAAACAAAGACGCACTCTCTCAACTTAGGAAAGGGTTTGATGCACGCGGCAATAATCTGTCTCCAATGGTGTGGAATCTTGCGGATCAGACAAAAACACAACTCGAGTATTATTTACAGACAGGTCTATCTGTTGGTAGAAGTTCTTCACGGATAAGTCAAGATCTTAGGCAAATCCTAAATGAGCCGGACAAACGATTTCGCCGGGTAAAGGATAAAGAAAGGAAACTTGTTATGTCCCAACCTATGAAGAACTATCACCCAGGACAAGGTATATATCGTAGTTCAAAGATGAACGCATTACGTCTTACAGCTACATCTACCAATATGTCTTATCGTACCGCTGACTATGAACGTTGGAGTAAACAGGATTTTATATTAGGCATCGAGATACACCGCTCTGCAAATAATCGCGGACCATGCAAGATATGTGATGCAATGGTAGGTAAATATCCGAAAACGTTCAAGTTTATAGGTTTTCATCCTTTCTGTATCTGTTTTGCTACTCCGATCACGATGGAACCGGACAACTTTGCTGATTTCCTGCTAAACGATACAGTTCCGCAAGAACAGGTTATAACAGATATTCCCAAAACAGCAAAGGATTTTGTTGACGAGAATAAAAATGGGGTGCAATCCGCTTTTTGGTATAAGGATAACTTTAGCAAAGAAGGAGATTTGCAAAGAGAGAGAACTCCCCAGCCTACTACACCCGAAGTCATAAAAGTATCAAGAACAAAGCGCATCAAGACCGATGCTGAGAAAAATGATATTCAAAAAAGATGGGACGACCGGTTTGTAAGAAACTTCAATCAGAGTAAGATTGAGCAAAAAATCGGCATAAAGAGAGGTGAAGATATGACCTTCGAAGAAGCAAATGAACTGAGAGGAAACATCGGTTATGGAGAAGGAAGAGAATTCAGTGTAAACTGTCAGTCATGCGTAGTTGCTAATGAATTGAGAAGACGTGGATATGATGTAACAGCACTACCTAACCTTAAAAAAGAAGGGAACATTCCTTATGAACTCTCTGGAAAAACTAACTGGGCCTGGATTGATCCGGAAACGATGCAGACACCTGAGAAGAAACAGGCAGGTGGACAATATGTATCTGGACTTGATATTAAAAGCAAGACTCTCACTCAATTGAATAAAGAATTGAACGAGTTAACCAAAGAAGCCGGCAGGTATCACATTGACTTTATGTGGAAAAACGGAAAAGGTGGACATATTATTACTGTTGATAGGTTAGAAAACGGTTCAATCCGTATTTATGATCCACAAATCGGTCGTTTGGGCGATTGGAAAGTTATATCCAAAGATATAAGTCTTAAGTATGGAGTAAATGTATTGCGTGTAGACAATCTATTGGTAAACACAGATATTATCGATAGAATAGTGAGAAAGTTATAAGAATGAACTTGTATAGTCTTTGGGCATAGGAGCCATTCCCATTATATCCGGCGATTGTGTATATGGTGCAAGATGTGCAGCATCATCTTTCACAAGAATAAATTGAGGATATCCAATGCAGCATTCCTTGTCTTCTTTCCGGGATGCTGTATATACCAAGTAGCCTTTCCACTCTCCATAATAGGAAACCTGATCGAATCCATTCTGTAGAGCGAGGATCTTAGCTTTCTCCTTATATTCTTTCTTCTTATCCATATTGCAAATATACTCATTGATTCTGGAATAAAATATAAGGGAAGGAAAAAGTTACTCCCCTTATATTTTAATAGAAAATCGTTATGACAATCATTGATGCTATTAAGAAGGGCTTGAAAGCCGCAGGTGTAAACGAAAAGTACGCCTCTAAGGTTCAGAAACTTTTCAAAATCGAAAAAGAAGAAGATATTGCTACTTATGTTGCCTTATTCAAAGACAATATTCTTCCTGATCTTGAAGATACATCCTCAGTAGAAAAAGCGAAAAAGGACGCTATCGCTGAATATGAGAAGAATAATGGTCTGAAGGACGGTAAGCCAATCAAACCAGTTAAAAAGACCAAGAAAACGACAGAATCAGAAGAGAATGAAGAAAATGAAGAAGATCTCGAAGGTGTTCCCGCCTCTTTGATGAAACTATTCAAGGCTCAACAAAAACAAATATCAGAGTTAGCCAATAGCGTTACCACCTTAACTGGGAATATTACAACATCCAGCAAACAGGCTTCAGCTAAGGTTCTCTTTGATAACGCAAAATTACCAGAAAAGTGGTTCAAGCGTATCGACGTAAATTCTGAAATATCTGTCGAAGATCAGATTAAGGAATTGGCAGAAGAGTATGCTGAAATTCGCCAGTCCGCTGTGACAGATGAAATCGAAAATGGTAACTACACCCCACAATCACAGGTAAAAGACCGTAGTGAAAAAGAGTGGCTGGATATCATGAATAAAGAAGAAGGAGCTGGTGAATCCAGTGGTGTCGCTAGTCTTGGTATTGAGTAATAACTAAATTTTATTGTATCATGTATTTAAAAAAAGAAAAAGAATTTCAGTACCATCCCGCCATCATTAAGATGTTGGAGGATGTTGTCGGCGGTGGCACTATTGCCCGTGCTGATTTGAGAAAGGCCCTGTTTGACGGACAGCCATTAGATGAGTTGCCACCTTACTGCATCGCAGGACGCGATGAAAACGGTGGTTGGCATATCATCAAGACAGCAAAAGTGCTGGAGGCTGTAGAAGCAGCAGGAAAAGTCATCAAAGTAGCTAAAAATCATCTGTTCGCAATTGGTGATTTCGTGACTGCCGGTGGAAAATTTGATGGAGCATCCGATAAAATTACCGCTATCGACAAGAGTAATGCTGCTTATGACTCTATTACGCTGGCGGCTGCCATTGGTGCGATGGCCAAAGATATGGTATTGGTCGCTGTAAAAGCAAAAGCTGATGCCGGTTCTGCCGAGGCTACAGTAGAAACATCTGAGGTGGTGATTACGATGGCTAAAGTTGATCTGACTGTTGCTAATCAATCTTGCGGATTGATGGTAAGAGGTACTATTGAGGAACGAAATATGCCATTCCCTCTTGATGCTGATTTGAAGAAGCTTATGCCTCTCATTCGTTTTGTATAATCTATTAATTCATAAATCATTATGGAAAGAAGCTTAATCAAGCAAATTAACAAGAAAAACATGGCGGCACGTCTCAACTCCCGTCATGTGAAGCCGATGTATTACCCGAATTTCTTTGGTGTGAAGAGAGTTACTTCATTGAAATGGGAAACATTGGTTGGTGAAAAAGGCGCTCCGGTTATCGCTGACGTTATTTCTTTCGATGCATCTGCACCGGAGAAAACGCGTGAAGTGATCGGTAAAATGTCTGGTGATATTCCTAAGACCGCTATTAAGCGCTCGATGACTGAAAGTGAATATCAAGAATACAAGCAGTTACAGCGCGATGCCCAGGGAGATGCCGCTCAATTAGAACTGCTTAACTTAGGGTTTAAGGATACAGATTTCGTTCATAATGGTGTGCGTGGACGTGTGGAATGGGCTTGTATGCAGATGATGTCACGTGGCGGAATCAATTTGTCTTCTTCAAACAACAACGGCATTGTGACTACAGAATTTGTCGGTGTGGGTATGCCTGCTGCCAACAAAAAGGTATCTTCCGTAGATTGGGCTACCGCTACTACTGCTGACGGCCTCCAAGATATTGAAAATGTACTGGCCGATGCAGCTAGGGAAGGTGTGTCTCTTCGCTATATTATTATGCTTACTACCGAGTTCTCTTTGCTGAAAAAGCAGAAAGCAACTATTGATAAGATTAAAGGCTGGATCAATCAAACGTCCAAGGTCGTTATCACAAAGAAAGTGATTAATGAATATCTTGCAGAGCAAGAAAACCCATGCCAGATTATCACAATCAATCCGGCGCTACGTATCGAAGATAAGAACCATAGTCGTACTACTATCTGTCCGTGGGTTCGCAAACGTATCTGTTTCTTAGAGGATTTGCGTGTAGGTGACATCCAACACGGACCAATTGCAGCAGAAGACTCTGAGAGTCTAAGAAAGAAAGCGCTAATGGTGAAAAAGGACTTTACTCTTATCACCAAGTGGTCAACCGAAGAGCCATTCAAAGAATGGACCAAAGGAGAGGCAAACGCATGGCCGGTAGTTAATGATCCGGAAGCGATGTACATTCTGAAAGCAGACGGTAAAGCATGGGCTGCCGATGAAGCTACAGAAGGAACAGACAATATCCCTGCTAAATTCTTGGGTCAGGAAGTTGAGAAAGAAAACTTAGAAGCAGAAGACGAAGAGTAAATAGTTATGGCAACAATCAGAGAAACAATACTAGAATATCCATCTATTGAGGATATGGAAGGCTTCTTGGATAAGGTAGTCTTCATTAAGCGGGGTATCAACCCCGAAGCAGAATGTACTACTGAAAGCATGAAGCAGGTCGGTCTTTGTGTCGCTGATATGTATGCCATGATGGTAAACTCACCGGATTTCAGTGAAAATAAGCTTTCTATCACTCATCCCCGTTCTTTCTATATTCAGACTGCAAAACAGCTGTATATAGAAAACGGGGAGCCGGAGAAAGCTGGTAGAATTGGCAAGCGAATCATTATCAAAGGAAGAGCAGGTAACAGATGGTGAAACGATATCCACATACAGCGATAGTTACTATTGAGGCTAACGGGCGCTTAGTTGATGGTGAATGGATTCCTGGGGAACCAGTTGAAATATCTGTCCCCGGACGCTACGACCCGGTAAGCGATGGAAGAATCGTTCTCAAACGTAATTCGGCTGGTGATGAAGCACAAGTGCATGGCTATTTCTATACCAAAATGCAGCCACCGGCCGGTAGTAAGTTTTTGCGTTTGAAAGTCGAATCAAAGGGTATTGATGTACCTGTTATCTGTTGGGAACTTTATCAATCACATTCAATTATCAACGTATGAGAAACGGTATGACTCCCCTATTCACTTATGATGAATTGGAAAAATGGTTTGATCGCTTTCAAAGTAAAGCAGAAGATAAGATGCTTGTATTCCTGCAGGCAGGAGGTGAAAAGTTTATCGAAGTAGCCCGCCGGAGTGGTTCATATAAAGACCAAACTGGCAATCTTCGAAGCTCTATTGGATATATAATAGCCAAAGACGGCGAAGTGGTTACAGAAAACTTTAAGGAGGGTGACAAAGGGACTGATAAGACAACCGGTAAGTACAAAGGTCGCAGGCTTGCAGAAGAAGTCTCACTATCATATACTGGCGGTTATGTGTTGGTTGGTGTTGCAGGAATGGAGTATGCGGCAGCCGTGGAAGCTAAAGGGTATGAGGTTGTTTCAGGAGCTAATACGCAATGTGAGAAGTATCTAAGAGATACATTGAAGTCAATTTTTAGCAAGATTTGATTATGGATGAATTCGACGCTGTAGATATAGTTTATGATGCTGTGGCCGCTGCGGGCACCGATGTTATGATTTACAAGGATAAGTCGGAAGCCGGCTTTACTAATGAACACATCGTTATCAATCATCTGCAATTGAATGAGCTCGACTTCATCAATAAAGTGCCTGTTAATATCAACATCTTTGTTCCTTGGAGTGATGAAAATGGTATGTTAAAACGTCAACGAATGAAAGAATTAAAGCGTAAGGTAAGGAAATCGCTTGATTTAATCAATAGTAATGACGGTGTATGTAAAGAAGTAACAGTCCTCTGGAGCGTTCCAATGCCGGACCTGAAAGAAGGCTTTGCTTGTACAAATATCAGATTAGAAATTTTAATAGATCAATAATTATGTCAGGAGAAGTTAGACCTATCGCTATGGGCGTAGGTGGAATTAAATTTGGAACAGTCGGTGACGGCGTTCCCGGTGCAGATCTCAAAGATTATCCCCTTCCGACCAAAGGAAGTGTTGCATTTAACTTTGCAGATCCAAAGGAAGTGAAGATTGAAGTAGAAGGTAGTGAAGAACCTTTTTATGTTGAACTGGTGAAAGATACGACAGATTATGTCGAGTTCTCCATCCCTACTCCATCAAATGAGGTTCTTAAAGAACTAGCAGGCGGTGAAGTGGATACAACAGGAGGAAAAAATATCTGGAAAAAGCCTCTTAGTACTCCTTCTATCTCTAAAACGTTCCAGTGTGAAACATTACCTAAAGACGGTAAGAAGGTCGTTTATACCATCGTAAATGGCAAGATCGCCTCAAAGATTTCACAGGCTCCCGGATCAGAGCAAGCAGAGTTGTTGCTTGTTCGTGTATATATGCAAGCTGCTGTTACTGCAGACGGTAAGAGACAGACTGCTTTCATGCGCGAAGTAGTTACTATTGCCGGAGGCGGAGAAGCCCCAGCGAATGCTGCGAATGTCGAAGGCGGAGAAGCTGCTCCAAGTGCAGCTAAGAAATAACTAATTGGATTCCTGTATAGCTTAGTTGGTAAAAGCGCTACATTGGTTATGTAGATACCGGCGGTTCGAATCCGCCTGCAGGAGCAAACTTTTGAAGAATGGAGCCGAAAGTATTGAAAGTTAGTCGCGAATAACTGAATGTATTGCCTGGAAGTACAACGGGCTAGGCTCCTTGAGGAAATTATGAGTATAAAGAACTTATTTCAGCAAGAATCGGAATCCGTAACGGAGCAGCCTGTCAAGATTCCATTTGATTTTACTAACCGAGATTCTATTCCGAAAGGAAAGGATCCCGGTGATTGTATTGTAATAAAGCCTATCACTGTCCGGACATGGTTTAGAATTCGTCCACTTCTCCTTGAAATTGAAAAAGAAGATATTGATAAAATGATTGTTAAAGATGGTGAGCTGAATGCTGATTTTCCAGAATTGATGAATAAATATGGAGGACTACTTCTCGATGTCGTTTGCCTGGGCATTCATAACAAGCCAAGTGATCCGCCGGCATGGTTTAAAAACGCCCTCATTGACAATACGACATGGGAGGATATACGCATATTATTCAATGCAATCATATATCGCATAGGGTACCACCCTTTTTGTACCTCTATCACGATGCTTCGGAACGTGAGCCCGCTACGAGAGACGGAGATAATAGCCGCTCGGAAGAATCTGCAAAGCTGGAAGGATATAACCAAAGTAGATTCTTAGTTATTGCAAAGGAAGCTCTAGGATTAACGTTTAATCAAACGTTGGATAGTAGCTATGGATTAATAGAGATATTACTTCAGGAGTACTCATTTGTGATGAGACAGCGTAATAAGATGACTGACGAAGACGGAAATGTTGAAGGACGAGATTATGAGTGGGTAGAACTTCCGTCTTTTGATGACCCTAGTAAGACAGTCAGGATAAAGAAATATAACGATATTGCTGGAAAGGTCAAACGATAAGGTAATTTGCCATTGTGTTTATATATTAGGTTAACTGTTTTTTTATTAAATTGGTTTAGAGTATGTTTTCTAGTCCCTTGTATCTGTGAAGATATGGGGGATTATTTTTTAATCTCCTGAAGCTTCTGATTGAGAGATGCATTATCCCGCTGTAGATTCTCAATCAATCTTTTCTGATAAGCGAGCATCCCTTCAATTCTTCCTTCATCCTTGCCCTTCTTGTAAGCAGCATTGATTTCTTCTTCTGTGTAGTTCCTTTTATTCGCTACAGATACGTTCTCATTTTCCTTGGTCATGGCGCTAATGAATAGTAATTTATATATTATAGAAAAAGGCTATCTCTCCCCTATTCTTTCCGACCAAGGAACATAATCTATTGCAACGCATTAGGATTATGTAGCAAAGGGAATTGATAGCCTATATTGTGATATAGTAGGCGAATCAACTCCCTAATACGTTGAAATAAAAATCGTTCCTTGGTCTTAGAACACTGCAAAGATGCTTATTCTTCTCGAAATAGCCAAATTTTACCTCCTCTTTATATTTTAAGAATAAATGCTATATGGGTATTCAGAATAAAGATGGTGCGTTATATTTCGCTACAGGTATAGATAATTCAAGGCTATATTCCGGGCGTCGAGAAGCGATGGGAATCATAAAGGCAATGGCCGGTGAAATTACCGCTTTTGATGTATTCGGAGGGATTGGCATTAGTGCGGGGATCGCTTTTACTCAAGCAGCCAAAGAAGCATATAACTTCGAAAAGCAGTTCCAGCAAAGCATGAAAGAAGTTGCAACACTTTCAAGCGGAATAAAAGGCAGTCTTACCGATTTCATGAATAGTGCTATCGATATGACTAGAGAGGTTCCAGTTGGAGCCGTAGAATCAGCTAAAGCACTATATCAGATTGTATCTGCAGGACATGATGGAGCGGATGCTATGAATATTCTAAAAGTATCTGCTAAGGCTGCTATCGGTGGCGTTACAGAAACGGCTACTTCGGCAGATGCTATCACTACAATTCTTAATGCGTATAAAAAAGGAGCTTCCGAAGCAGAATCTGTTTCTGATATGTTATTTACCACAGTCAAGCTTGGTAAGACTACAATGGGAGAACTTGGAAAGAGTATTGCTCAAGCTGCTCCTATTGCCTCGTCCTTTGGCATTGATATCGAAGACGTGCTAGCAGCTGTCGTATCAATAACTAAACAAGGAGTTCCAACAGCCGAAGCTATGACTAAAATACGTGCGGCAATTATGGGAACGGCTAACCATTTAGGTGATGCAGCCTTTTCCGGACGTTCTTTCCAAGAAGCATTACAGCTCATCTATAACGAAGCAAATGGAAGTACCACAAAAATGAAAGAGTTATTAGGTACTGACGAAGCTTTACAAGCCGCCCTAATGATAACCGGACAGAATGCAGTAGGTGCTGCGTCCGATCTGGATCAAATGAAAAATGCAACAGGTGCAGCAGAAGCTGCTTTCAAAGAAATGTCTTCATCAACCGAGAATCAAATGAAGCTTCTTAGTAATAATATAACAGCAGCCCTTCGCCCGTTAGGACAGGAAATTTTGAAAGAGATATCCAGTGCGGCACAATCAATGAATGAAGCCTTTGCCGATGGAAGCGCTCAAGAAGCATTAAAAAATATAGGAGCTTTGATCGTTGTCGTTACGACGGCTCTTGCTGGATATAAAGGAAGTATTCTGGCTATAAGTACTGCTAAACAAACTTATGTAACAGTGACAGCGCTTGTTAATAAACAGCGTGCTATTGAAGCCGCAGATTTAGTCCTAAAGAAAGGCTTGTACGCTATTGAGGCAACAATGATTGCAAAGAATACATCTTCTCGAATCTTATTGACAAAAGCTCTCAAAGCTCAAACTATTGCACAACTAAAAAATGCTGCTGCAATGTTAACTAATCCTTATGTATTAGCTGCAGCTGCTTTTGCTGGACTTGGATATGCCGTTTATAAGTGTGCTACCGCTGAAACTGAAGCAGAAAGGGTACAAAAGAGATATAATAAAGTTGTAGAGGAACAAACTCAACAATTGGACGAGTTGAAAAATAAAACAAATAGCCTAGTTTCTATTGTTCAGGATGAAAATTCAACACAATATGACAAAGTTAAAGCATATAAGCAACTTCAAGCTCTAATGCCAACCGTCTTCTCCAATATGGATATTGAGACATTGAAACTTATGGATCATCTCTCTTTGAATAAACAAATTAATAATGAAATAAATAGAAGAGAAAGAATTGGGGCAAAGACCAATCTTGTATTAGCCCAAAATAAACTTAATTCCATAAATTCACGTCTTGACAAAACAAGCAAAGAACAGGCTGAATCTCCTAGTGGACAAAAGGCCGCCGTTATTCAAAAAATTCAAGAGGAAAAGAGAATAGCAGAAGAAGAACTAAAAATTGCCCAAAAACGTGTTGATGAAATTCTTAGTATTCAAAAAGAAGCAGAAGAGAAATCAAAGCCTAAAGAGTTAAAAATAATCTCCCTTCAAAGTAATATCGATACATTAAAAGCTGAAATTTCGGAGCTTCAATCACTCGTAGATAAGGAACAAGAAGAAAATAACGGCTGGTCTCCAAACGCATGGTTACTTAAAGCAAAAAAAGGTCAGCTTTCCACCAAAGAAAAGGAAATAAAGTCTTTACAAGGCAGTGGGATCAGCAAAAAGGTAGAGACTAAAACAGATAAAGCCTTTTGGACAAAGCAAAAAGAAGATGCGACGAAAGCACTAGATTCAATCGCTTCGTCTCAAAGGAAGTTGATGGACGCAGGGAACTTCAAAGGAATAGATTCTGCTGTGGTGAAATCCTATAAAGAAAACGCCAAGAAGTTGAAAGAAGCCGAAAAAGAATTGAAAGTCTATGATTCATCTTCCAAGAAGGATGACCAAGCGAAAAAGCTGCGTGAAGAACAGGAGAAATATAAACTCCTGCTAGATAAGCAGAATAGAGAGCAACAGCGTATGAAAGAAGACTCTGCAAACCAACTAGAGCAGCTTGAAATAAATAAGCTTAAAGAGAGCAGTGAAAAGGTTCTAAAACAAAGGGAGCTCAATCATAAACTAGAATTACAGGCTATCGATCGCGAAGCTGAAAACAAAAAGTTAAAAGTGATTGAAGATGCTCGTTCCGCCTTTGATGCTAATCCTGAAAATAAAGATAAAATCTTCAATGCAGAAAAATATGTCAAGTCAGAGCCGATAATTAAAAGATTTGCCGAAATTGATAATGATACTCAAAAAGCAAAGGAAGTTACAAATACTAAATATAATCGTGGAGATGATTTATCCGAACTGTTGAATCAGTATCAGGATTATACAGATCAACGTCTTGCAATTGAGAGAAAGTTCAATGAAGATATTGCTACCCTGCAGGAACAACGAAAACAAGCAGTAAAGAATGGAGATACAGATCAAGTAGAACAGATTGATCGTTCCATAGCCCAGGCGACAAAAAACAAGGGAATGGAATTGATGGGCCTGGATTACGATAAGTTGAAAGAGTCTCCGGAGTATGTTCGTGCATTTGAAAATCTGAAAGAAACGTCTTCTGAAACTCTTAATTCTCTGCTGACTCAATTAGAGAATGCAAAGAGTACGGCTGCCAAAGTTCTTTCTCCGGACCAGCTTCGCGAATATACTAGTACTATTCAATCAATTATGGATGAATTGGATTCACGTAACCCGTTTCAATCATTATCTGACAAGAAGAAAGAACTAGCAGAAGCAGAGGAAGAGTTAGCTAATGCGCAAATTGAATTAGAAAATGCTAAACAGACTCAAGAAGCTGTAAAAGGTGGTGCTAAGATTGAAAATGGTGTCAAGTCCTCTAAATTCAACGAAAAGACTGGTAAAATTGATTCCACAAAAGCTTATCTGACCGAAGCACAGGCTTTGGATAAAGTAAAAGAAAAGACTTCGAGATACAATGAGGCGAAAGATAAGGTGGTACAGAAGGATGCTAAGGTAAAGAAAGCAGAGAAAGATGTAAAAGCACAGTTAGATGAATTATCAGACGCATTAACTGATGTTGGAAAATCAATTGGTGGACCGGCTGGTGAAATTATCTCATTGATTGGTGAAATAGGGACCTTTGCATTGACTGCTATGAGTGGTGTTGAAATGGCAGCAGATACATCGGCTAACGCTATCAGTACAGTTGAGAAGGCATCTGTTATTCTTGCTGTTATTAGTGCAGTAATACAGGTAGCGACGAAGATTTTCAATATGTTCACTAAGGATGATACGACCGAGAAATATGAAAAGGCAAAAGAAACATATGAATCCTACATCAACATTCTTGATCGGGTAATTGAGAAGCAGTTAGAACTAGCAGAAACTCTTACTGGAGATACTGCAAACGCTGTTTACGAAGCTGCTATTGCTAATATTAAATTGCAAAGTGAAAATGCAAAAGTATTAGGTCGGCAGTATCTAAATTCTGGTGCTTCTGGAAAGTCACATTCAAAGGGTTATGATGAAGTAGATGATATGTCCGGTGAAGGGTGGAAACAGGCTGCAAAAGCATTAGGAATGTCTGTTGACGAGTTCAAAAAGAAGATGGGTGGTCGTATGACTGGTTTGTTCGATTTAACGGATGAACAACTTGTTAAGTTACAATCGGACGCCGGCATATTTTGGTCTCAACTAGATTCAGACACGCAGAAATTTGCCGATAAAATCGCAAATGGTGTCGGACAGGTTGCAGAGGTATTGGAACAACAAATTGCTGATACAACTCTTATTGATTATGCTTCTCTTCGTTCTGACTTTCAAGATCTACTAACAGACATGGATGCTGATAGTGCTGATTTCGCCGACAATTTCGAGGAATACATGAAGAATGCTATCGTAAATTCTATGCTTAAAGAAGAATTCATGGACAGCTTAATGGCTTGGAGAGAAAAACTTAACAATGCTATGGATGACGGTATGACTGAAGATGAGTATAATGCACTGAAGGCAGAAGGGCAACAGCTCTCTAATGAAATGAAAGCAAAACGAGATGCAATGGCAGAAATGTTCGGCTGGAATGATAACGACGATGAGCGTGAGGCATCAAAGAAAGGATTTGCTTCAATGTCGCAAGATTCAGCCAACAAACTAGATGGAAGCTTTGCTGTAGTGACTTCGCATACCTATTCTATAAATGAGGAAGTTAAGAGTATTAATTCAGGAACAGAGAAAATAGCAGAGAAACTGTCATATCTCATAAATATGGATAAGAATATGGCTGAAATGCTTCGGTGTAATGATACTATTGTTTCCTATTTATCGGATATCTCCAATTACACATCTAACCTTGTGGAAATAAGAGAGTTCATGTACGCTGTAAAGCTGGGAATAGACACGTTAAACACTAAAGGTATAACACTTAAGCGATGAAAGGGCAATTACTAATAGACAGAATAGATGCTTATATCAGTTTGGGTATATGTATTACAAAGGGAAGTTATAATAACCTGGTAGCATTTCCAGCCATGAAGGAACCGGACAAGAATGATTGGCCAGAAGAAGACGGACAGGAATTTGATCTTTCTAGTCCTACATTGGATACGGCTGAAGTAAGCATTGAGTTTGCATATATAGGCAGTTTGGGTATTGGTGGACTGATTGATATACTTTCTGACTTGAGTTATCATGAATTTTACTTTCCCTTAATCGGCAGGAGTTATAAGTTACGTCTGTCTTCCCAAAGCAACTATGTTATTAATCCGGGCCTTGAAGTTGCTAAATTTATTTTTAGTAACGACTTCCCCCGAGAAGTCGATTACGAATACCAGGAGCCCGTAAATAAGCTTCCAATGCCTAAAGGTTACGAGATTGATGACAAAGACTTATCCGATTATGGCGTAGTCGTATTGCAAGGTAGCAATGCTGAAATACTAAAGGCTCCGACGGTAAAAAAGAACCTATTACAGAATTTCAAACGTCAAGATGGAGCAATCTATGACGGTGAAGTTGTGAAATTCCAAACCAAAGAAGTATCTCTCAAATGCCTGATGCGGGCCGGGACGATTGAAACGTTCTGGCGTAATCGCGATGCCCTACTCTATGATCTCACAAAACTGTCTACTAAGACAGATAATGAAGGATATGAGTATTCCGATGCGGAACGTATATTTTATTGTGATGAATGGAGTGAAAGCTATCCCTGCTATTATAAGAGTTGTCAGACGAATGATTTCATGCTAAATAACGGTGTATGGTGGGAGTTCACTTTGAAACTCGTATTTACCAGCTTCCGGATCGGAGAAACGGAGTTCTTGCTTTCATCCGAAGCGGGCGAATTTATCATAACAGAGGACGGAGAGTTTTATATAGATTTAAATTGATTTGCTATGCCATTAAAGAAGAAAAAAATATCAGAACTGAACGAAGCCAGCGACATGAAAGGCTTCTTCACTATCGGCTACCGAGTAATCAACGGAGTTAAGACTAGCCTTAAATTTGGTTTAGAGAAGATTCAGACTGCCTTGGATAATATGCTCAAGGCTACGAGTGATGCAAAAACAGCTACTACCGATATGCGGCAATTAGAAGCAACTGTTGAAAGCAATGAATCAGCCCGTGAAACAGCCGAATCCCGTCGTAATGCTTCCGAACAATCCAGGCAGACAGCCGAAACGAATCGTTCCCGTGAAGAGCAAGCCCGGGAAGCTGCTGAATCAGTGCGTATCACTAATGAGAATGCACGTAAGACCGCTGAAACAGGACGATCTACTGCGGAAACTGCACGGGATAATGCAGAAAAGAAACGTGCTACCGCTGAAGGTACACGAGAAGCTAACGAGCAGGTTAGAAAAGATTCCGAAACAGGAAGAAGAACAGCAGAAGCCGAGAGAGTAGCTTCCGAATCAGCACGTAAATCTGCCGAAACTTCCCGTGTGTCCGAAGAAGATAAAAGAAAGACTTCCGAAACAGAACGCGTTACGGCTGAAACCGGACGTTCCTCTGCCGAGAATATAAGAAAGCAAAATGAAGATGCGCGTAAGTCGGAAGAAGCGGCCCGCGTAACTGCTGAAGGTAAACGGGTAATTGCTGAATCCGGACGTGTTGATACAGAAAATAAACGTGTCTCGGATGAACAAACACGTAAAAGCAATGAAGATGCACGTAAGACCGCTGAAACAGGTCGTTCTTCTGCTGAATCGGAACGTGTGAAGGAAGAAGATAAACGGAAAACCGCTGAAACAGGTCGTTCTACCGCTGAATCTACCCGTGTTTCTGCCGAGGATAAGCGGAAAACAGATGAAGCGACAAGAGAAACAAATGAAACCTCGCGTGTGGCTGCCGAATCTAACCGTGTTACCGTCGAATCCGAACGTGTATCTGCCGAAGCAGCCCGCAAGTCAGCGGAGACAGGCCGGGTATCAGAAGAAAACAAGAGAAAGGCTGCTGAAACTTCCCGCGCTACGGCTGAAACTTCCCGTTCGTCAGAAGAAGACAAGAGAAAGCAGAATGAAGATGAGCGTAAAACTGCGGAAGGTACTCGCGGATCAAATGAGTCTAAGCGTATAAACGCTGAAACGGAGCGTGTCGAAGCAGAGTCTCAACGCAAGTCAGAGTATGCCGGTATTGTGCAGGAAATGACGCAAGCAACAGAAGAAGCCACCGGACAGATTGCTCTTGTCAAGCAATTAACAGATGATGCGAATGCAGCTAAAAATGCATCTGTTGAGCAGACGGCTCTTGCAAAGAAAGCTACAGATGCGGCTAATACTGCGGCTGGTAGTGTTAATGCAGCTAAAGATGCGGCTAATACTGCGGCTGCAGGGGCCAATGCTGCCAAAGCTGAATCAGAAGCTCAAACCGCCTTAGCGAAGAAAGCGACAGATGAAGCAAATACAGCCAAGGATGCATCTGTTATACAAACAGGGTTAGCAAAGAAAGCCACTGACGATGCGAACGCTGCTGCATTGGCGGCTAACAATGCGGTTTCAGGAGTTGACGCAAAAGTGAAAGCTGCAGTTGATGCACTCGTTGCCGGAGCACCGGATGCTCTCGATACACTGATTGAGTTAGCGAACGCCCTGAACAATGATCCGAACTTTGCGGCTACAATGGCAACAGAGTTAGGAAAGAAGCTCAATATAGCTGATATTGTTAATAATCTGACAAGTGGAGGGACTAATAAAGTGCTTTCTGCCGAACAGGGAAAGGCATTGAAAGCAGCTCTGGATACACACAACCATGATAGCAGATATGAACTGATAATCACTAAACTTACCGCCTTTAACAAGAATTTCGGTACGACTGCCGGGACTATATGCGAGGGTAACGACGCCCGGTTAAGCAATGCAAGAACTCCGTTAGCTCACACGCATAAGAAAGCGGATATCAGCGACTTCCCAACCTCCATGCCGGCAAGCGATGTACCTGCATGGGCGAAAGCTGCAAGTAAACCTAGTTATACAGCAAGCGAAGTAGGTGCATCTCCATCTAATCACAATCATGCAGGTACATACGAACCTGCATTCACTAAAAACTCTGCCTTTAATAAGAATTTTGGTAGTGCAGAAGGAACCGTATGCGAGGGAAATGATGCCCGGTTAAGTGACACACGTGTACCGAAAGCGCATACTCACAAGAAGTCTGAAATAAGTGATTTTCCAACTTCGATGCCAGCAAGCGATGTACCTGCATGGGCGAAGGCTGCAAGTAAACCATCCTATACAGCTTCCGAAGTTGGTGCGTCTCCGTCGAATCATACTCATACAGGGGTCTATCAGCCAGCAGGAAGTTATGCAGCGAGTTCGCATAAACACGGAGCAACGGATATAACTCCTGATGGTACTCACCGCTTTGTTACTGACACGGAAAAAGAGACCTGGAACAGTAAAGCTGCGGGAAACCATAATCACGATTCAGTGTATCAAACTAAAGGTAGTTATGCTGCTTCATCACATAGTCATGATGCGACGGATATTAACCAAGATAGTACGCATAGATTTGTCACGGATTCAGAAAAGGCAAATTGGGATAGTAAGGCTGCAGGAAATCACAACCACGATTCAGTATACCAACCTAAGGGTAGTTATGCTGCAAGTTCTCATAAACATACAGCGACGGACGTTGAAGAAGATTCGACTCATCGTTTTATGACGGATGCAGAACGTACAAAACTTAGTGGAATAGCCTCCGGAGCTAATAATTACTCTCATCCGGCTTCTCATCCAGCATCAATGATTGAAGAAAGTACTACTAGAAAATTTATGACTGACGCAGAGAAAACTTTACTAAGTTCTCTCGGGACTAATGCTATACAATTAGAATCACAAAATCTATGGAATGAAAAAGCAAAAAATGGATATGTAAAATATTCAAATGGGCTATTGATGCAATGGGGAACAAGAGCTGGAGCAACGGGTGCAATTAGCCTGTATTTTCCTACCAGCTTCTATGATACTAATTACAATGTTTATCTTACTGCAGGGTTAAACGTCACAAGTGAACCATTTGTGTATGCTCCGGGTTATGACCCTAATAATAAGAATAAATCATATATTATAATTCTTGCCCGTGGAATAAATTCAACTCCGGCTATCGTTTGGACTAGCTGGGATTTTACATGGTTTGCAATAGGACGTTGGAAACTTTAAAAATTATAAATTATGAAATATTGGAAACAAGGATTCTATGACGAATACCAGGAAGGTTCGGTAGAAATTACGGAAGAGTATTACAATCAGTTATTAGCTGGGCAGTCTAACGGTTTACTGATAGTTGAAAGTAAGGATGGATACCCAATATTGGTAGAATATGAGTACGACATCGAAGAAGTGCGAAAAATGAAAATGTCTGAAATACAGATATTTGACAAATCGACTAATGTCAATTCTTTTGATTTATTAGGTAAAAGCATGTGGTTAGATAAAAGTACACGTGTTGGATTATTTAACTCAATTTCGATTGAAAAAGAAGCTGGTAAAACAGATACAGTACTGTGGTATGATGCTATAAAGTATATCATTCCAATTTCTGACGCTTTATCAATGCTGAATGAGATTGAAATGTATGCATTAAACTGCTACAATGTGACACAATCTCACATCGCAGCAGTTAGATCATTGCAGACAATTGAGGAAATCGAAAACTATGATTATACGGTCGGTTATCCGGTGAAACTTAGCTTTCCCGGGTAACCAGTCTTGAAATTGTATGCTTCAATTTCTTCTTTTGTCTCTAGCTGTTGAATAGCTTTCGTATGCCTTTGTGTCGTATCATAGCACGCAAGGGCATACAATTCTAGCTGTTGTAATATGTCAATAGCTCTTTCGATTGATAAGACAAACTTTGTATCACCAATCCAGATACTTGTTTCAGATCGTCCGGCTTCTTTCTCAATATTGATTGAGTTCATAAGCCCGACGCGTGTAGACTTGTTTAACCATCCCAATACTCCGTTTATACTGAACTGATTCACTGCTTCAGATGAATCGAACAATCGTAATTCATCAAGTTTTTGCGATCTGGTTTCTTCGATAGTAGCCTCGTGCACAACTAAAATAGGATATCCTTTTTTGCTTTCAGTTATTATCAAGCCGGTAGATTGACCAGCCAGTAACTCTTGATAATATTCATCCGTAATTTCTACCGAACCTTCCTGGTATTCGTCATAGAATCCTTGTTTCCAATATTTCATAATTTATAATTTTTAAAGTTTCCAACGTCCTATTGCAAACCAAGTAAACTGCCAACCTGTCCAAGCTATTTCTCCTCCGCTTGCTATATACCTTGTACCTACTTGAAATGAAGAAATTGTTTTAGTACATAATGTTGGAGCATACACTATAATCTCTGTTGTATTAGCTGATACTCCCGTTAGTTGTACGATATAATTCGTATCATAGAAACTTGTAGGTAGATATAATGAGGAGAATCCTACAGCTCCAGCCTTTACTCCCCACTGGATTAATAGACCATTATTGAACTTAATATATGAATTTTGTCCGAAACTTTGACCAGATGATTGAATTGCATTAGTTCCGAGAGAACTTTGCCAAATTACAAGCAATAAAAGTAATACCAATTTTCTACTAAATCTATCCATAATCAAATTGATGTTATAATATTTCTATTTTCAACGACCTATAGCTATCCAGTCAAATGAACGAGTACTACTTCCTACGGTTATACTATTATCTGCAAGTAGAAACTTTCGCATGACATCTACATAAGATGCTGATTTATTATACGGTAAAGCAGTATATAATGTATGTTCATTAGATACTGTCTCCATCGTAGTCACAAATTGATAGGAGGCATCATGAAAAGAAATAGGGAACCATATAGTTGCACTTCCAGCTGATGAATTAGTTAAATGCCCCCATTGAATTAGTAGGCCATCTTCATATTTTCGATAACCGTTTTGTCCCAAATTTTGCTCTTTAATTTGCGCAGATTTTGTCCCGAGAGAACTTAGGTGAATTAAACTACATTTTGAGTGATTTCTTTTAATATTTTCCATTTTGATTTATTTCGTGACAATGCTGTTGATGTTGTGTGTAATATATTATTTTATCAATGATTCGTCTATCATTTCCTTACTTTTATGCCTATTATTCAATACATTTCTATTTGACGTTTATATTTTAGGATATAATTCTAAGGACATGATAAGTTTATATAATGGTGATAAGGAAATAAAAATCGAAGTAAAGGATGAAAGCTACTCTTATGAAGCTATCATGGGAGAAGATACACTCACTTTGTATTTTTCTCATCCGGGGTATATTGAAATTCCGGTTGGCTCCTGGTGTGATTTCTACGGAAAACGGTATTCCCTCAAAAAAGACAGCAATTTCAAGAAGAACGGTGAACGTAACTTCGAATACACTCTGATTCTGGAAACTGGGAAGGCTGATGCTATGCTGTGGAAAGTACGTCATACCGTTGACAGAAGCATTAAATTCTCATATACAGCCAAGGCACATGAACACCTACGTCTACTCGTTGAGAACCTGAACCGTCGGAGTACCGGTTGGAAAGTCGGTGATTGCATTGAGGGAACGGAAAAAGTAATCAACTACAATCACACCTATATTCTTGATGCTTTCAATCAACTTGCAGAACTATATGAGACAGAATGGCAGATCACTGAAGAAACGGTTGAAGGAAAACAAATTAAGACTATCCATCTGCGTAAAGTTGAGTATAACAAGGAGAACCCTTTGAAACTGTCGTATGGTAAAGGCCACGGCTTCAAGGTCGGTGTTGGTAGGACTTCTGGGGATATACCACCCGAAATAATTTTGGTAGAAACTACAGATCGCAATATTGATTATTCTACATACGGATCTAAATACCTGTTACTTCCAAAGAATAAGACTCTTGTTTACGAAGGGAGAACGTATAAGACAGATGCGGATGGAACTTGTGTCATGCGTGCTGATAAAGAACTTACAACAGCAAAGGAAGATAGTCTGGACTGTACAGCTATTTATCCTTCCCGTGTTGGTACTGTTAGTTCTGTTATTGAAGTGAACAAGGAGAATAACTTCTTTGACTTTGTAGATAAAGACATTCCTGAAGAGTTGAATTTCGAAGATTGTCTCATAGCAGGAGAAACAATGACGGTTATTTTCCAGACTGGTATGCTTACAGGCAAGGAGTTCGAAGTAAAGTATATCCATGAAGCGAAAGACAAGAAAGAGGCACGTCGATTTGAAATTGTTCCGCAGGAAATTGATGGTATTACTATGCCAGAGCCGGAAGTCTGGCGACCGAAGGTTGGTGATACATACGCAGTGTTCGGAATGCAATTGCCGAAGGCTTATATCTGTAACGATAGCACACAAACGGGTGCGAGCTGGGAAGCTTTCAAGGAAGCTGCTAAATACCTCTATGAACATGAAGATAAAGCATTCATATTTACCGGGACATTGGACGGTATTTGGGCTAAAAAACGCTGGTTGGAGATAGGCGGAAAGATTGTGCTAGGTGGATATGTAAACTTCTCTGATACACAGTTTCATCCGGAAGGTTCTCTTATCCGGATGATTGGAATCAAACGTTTTGTGAATAATCCGTATTCACCCGAAATTGAATTGTCTAACGAACCGATAGGTACGTCTGTGTCAAGTGTTCTGAACAAGATAGAAACTAACGAGGTGACAGTTATTGAGAAGCATAAGGACGCTTTACAATTCACTAAACGTCGTTTCCGTGACGCAAAGGAAACGATGTCTATGCTTGAAGATGCACTGTTGAACTTCTCCGGCTCCGTCAATCCGATAACCGTTTCAACCATGCAACTGCTTGTCGGAGACGAAAGCTTGCAATTTCGTTTTGTCAATTCAAAAACGAATCCGGTTCAGGTATCTCATAATATTACTTTCAATACAAGTACAAAGATACTGAACGCTCCGGCAGGAATCCTTCAGCATTTGACACTCGGTATTAGTTCTCTTTCTTCTTCTCATAAGGCAGATGAATACAAGTACTGGGACATGGCTAACTATGATTCTCCGGTACTCATTGACCCGGACAAAAAGTATTATCTATATGCTAAAGTTGGCAAGGAGAATCAAGCCGGAACATTCCTCTTGAGTGAAACAGCTATTAAAATGGAACAGATAGCTGGATATTATCATTTACTCACCGGAGTGCTTAACAGCGAGTATGAAGGTAGTAGAAGTTTTGTTCAGCTATACGGATTTACTGAAATTCTGCCGGGCCGCGTAACAACAGAAAGAATCCTTTCTCCGGATGGTGATACATATTTCGATCTAGTAAAAAGTGAGATCGGCGGTAACATTCAAATAAAAGCAGGTTCTTCCGGATTGGAAAATCTGTCTGAATGGGAAGCTGCTCATCAGGAAATAAAGGATGCAGCTAAAGCGGCCAAGGATACTGCTGATTCAGTGGAAGGACTTCATAATTATGTAGATGGAGCCTTCGCTGACGGAATTATAGACGAAGCAGAAGCAAAAACTATTGAAAAGTATATCAATACTGTCAACAATACCAAACAAGCTATCGAAGCAACTTACAATAAACTCTACACAAATGTTTATTTATCCGGTCCTGCAAAGATTGGTTTGCTCAATGCTAAAGTTAGCTTAATGGGGAGTATTGAAAGCCTGATTAATACTATCAATGCCGCAATTTTCGACGGATTTACAACATCTGAAGAAAAGAAAGACGTGGATAATAAATTCACTCTTTTCAATTCTGCCTATGCTGATTTTAATACTGCTGTTGAAGCCGCTAATAAGGCTATACAGGACAAGCTAAAGGATTATTCGGATGAAGCACTGAAACAGGCAATGCAGGCTTTAGAGGATGCTGCGGATGCTGCTAAGGCTGCGCAGGATGCTGCAACATCAGTTGAAGGCTTGCATGACTATGTAGATGGCGCATTTGCGGATGGCATTATAGACGAGGCGGAAGCTAAAGCGATTGAGAAATACTTAAATACAGTCGGAAATACGAAATCTGCTGTTGAAGCTACATATAGCAAACTATATGTGAACGCTTATCTGGAAGGCTCTGCTAAAACAGATTTACTTAATGCCAAGGTTTCTTTGTCAGGTGCAATTGACAATCTTATTGCTGCAATAAATACAGCTATTGCAGATGGACAAACGACTATTGAGGAAAAAAAGAATGTAGATGATAAGTTTACTCTATTCAACTCTGCTTTAGCTAGTTTCAATACAGCCGTTGAAGGAGCAAACAAAGCCATACAAGACAAACTGAAAAGCTATTCAGATGAATGTACAGCTGATCTGAAAGTGCTCAATACTCAAATCTCCGCACAAGTAACTCGAGTTGACAGCCTGACGCAGCGGATAGATACTGCCGGGTGGATAACGACTTCCGACGGTAATAAGATATATGCTTCTAAAGAACTGGAAAACGGTAATACGCTTATATCTTATATCAACCAGGCGGCCGGAGAGACTACGATTCACTCATCTAAAATTAATTTGGAAGGTGCTGTTACAATCACCGCACTGCATAGTGATCTGCAGACAATGATTAACTCCAAGATTGATCGAGACGGATTGGGTAAATTGGCATTTGAGGATGCAGTTGAATATGCAAAACTTGGTACTACCATTGTTGTAGGTGGATATTTGAATACTGACTATATCCGTGTGAAACGTATTGATGCGGACGGCGCAAAGGTTGGAGGATTCACTATTGATAACGGTCGGTTAGTCTGGAAAGCGGGTGATTATTTCGGGGATATTTCCCGCAGTCTGAAATTGGGATATAGTACCACCTCGAAAGAAGGTGTAGTGCATGTTACTTTCAATCCAGCCACGGATGGTAATTTCGGTATTTCCGCTATTGGGGCTGGTTTTGGAGGAAGTGCTGCTATTTATGGTTCTACCAATCTTAAGACTCCTAAATATCCCGATAATTACATTTATGCGGGTTTCTTCGATGGCAACGTAAGGGTACTAGGAGATGTAACGGCAAATGGATTCTTTCCGAGTGATGGCAATGGGAGTTATTGGTCTGTTATTTCAGATAGCACAATTACACTTTTAGATCCTTCTACACGAGGAAAGACTTTGCATATAGTAAAAGGGTTAATCGTTGAAATAAAATAAAAATTATGAAAGTAAATCTAAACAGAAACTTACTCGACTTTAGAGGTCGGGAGTTTGTCGAATTGGTGAATGGTAAGGAAAGTAAGAAATCTCTTCGTGATTTGGTGGCAGAGGCATTATTTGCAGCAGGCTCTAATCCACAGAAGAATATGGAAACTTCCAAGAAATTACGAGCATATAAAATGCTACAACAGATTATTAACAATCGTGGAGTACTTGATATTGAAACGGAAGATGCTGCTCTATTAAAAGAAATTTGTGGAGAGTATCTTACTGCAGGTACGTATGGACAAATTTATGATTTAATAGAAGGAGGAAACAAGGAATGAACATTACAGCAACTAACAGCACTGCCACAACTAAGGTTACGGACGCTATCAGAATTAAGTACAGAATGTCTACTCGTGGTACCGAAGCGGTAAAAGATATTACTGCCGAGATTATCAAAGATGAAACGACTGTCGGCTTCTTCAATATTTCACGAAATGGAGTAACCGGATTCTCGCTACATGAGGATCATGGGCTAACCTTTGGCGAAGTGAAACAAGTATTTCAGACAGCTATTGATGATTGTAGCGAGGTATTAAAATAAAGTATTAATATTTTAGATAAAAATGATATGGATTATTTCAAAAACTTACTTATTGGATTGGTTACCGGCATAGCTGCTTATCTCAATCCTATTTCTGGGGAGATCAAAAGTCTTATTGCTGTATTTGCCCTCAATTTCATTTGCGGGCTACTTACTGCACTCCTTATCAATCATGAGAGTTTTTCTTTTAAAAAGGCTTGGAGGTGTATCGTAGAAGCAACTATTTTCTTTGCCTTGGTTAGCTGCATCTACTTTATTGGTGAACACAAAGGAAATCCGGAAGGTGCGCTACAATGTGTTTCATTCATTACGTATAGCGTTTTCTATTTCTATGGGGTGAACATTCTAAGGAATATCAAAGAAATTCTACCCAACTCTAGCAATGGCTATAAGGTGGTAGCTTTCTTGCACTATGTATTAAGTGTTGAGTTTATAAAGAACATCCCCTATTTAACGAACTACTTACAAAAAGGAGACGCAAAATGAAAACTATTGATGCAATTATCATCCATTGTTCGGCCACGCGTGCCGGACAGGATTTACGAGCCAAAGATATTGACCGGATGCACCGGGCTCGGGGATTCAATCAAATCGGTTATAACTTCATTGTTGACCTTGACGGAATGGTTGAGAATGGTCGCCCGCTTTCCATCGATGGAGCGCATTGCAATACGAAAGGTTTTAGCGAATCTTCGTATAATAAGCACAGTATAGGTATCTGTTATATCGGTGGCTTAGATGCAGCCGGAAAGCCTGCTGATACTCGTACTCCAGCTCAAAGGGCAGCACTACGCGAATTGGTCGCAAAGCTTTGTAAGGAATATCCTATAATTGAAGTACTCGGACACCGTGATACTTCGCCGGATCTGGACGGCAGTGGTGAAGTAGAGCCGGCAGAATATATCAAGGCTTGTCCCTGCTTCGATGTCAGGAGTGAATCTTCTAATTTTCTTCGTAATACAGTGATCCGACCATGAAAACGCTAATCTATATAACCATATTCCTGATGTCGGGAATATGGTTTACTTCCTGCAAGACTTCCCGGAATATGGAAACTCAAAAGCAAGTAGACTATTCCGGTGAATTGAGTCGTATTCAAAGTATAATTGAGTCATTGAGGGCTGATGCAAGTAAGCAAACGAAGATTACTACTGACAAGTTGAGTGATCTGAAAATTGAGAATAAAACAGTTTATTTGTCACTTCCGGATTCGACAGGAAAACAGTATCCAGTCAAAGAAAGTACTACCACCGCTTCCAAACATGAGCAGGAAAGGATGGAAATTGATGAATCATTATCTATTACCTTACAGCAGTTCTCCAATCAGTTGGATACTCTTAGTAATAAGGTAGATGCCTTCCTTAATCAAAAGGAAAGGCTTATTGAGCTATCATGGTGGAATTTACACAATATGGATGTATATGCCGGATTATTTATACTTGTGTTTGGATGGCTTGCTTATAGGAGTTTTTTAAGAAGTAGAAGTAGCAGTCTTTTGTAGAAAGATAACGATTACATATATTTTATCCTAAAATAATGTATTATTGAAAACTATAGTTATATTTGCATTTATTGTAATTAATAAAGCAAACTGTTATAAAGTATATTAACATGAAACAATGGGTAATTAATTTGATGCTTTTTTCTGCTGCTATTGTAGCAATAGGTTTTTCACTTTTAAGAGTGGTTCCCTTTGAAGTGACAGAATCAACATATATTGGAATTATTGTAACTTTTATTGGAATTATTGTAACTGTTCTTGTAGGATATCAGATTTATAATGCAATTGAATTTAAAAAAGATATTGAAAAACAAAGAATAGAGCTTAAGGGAGAGATCGAAAGTAGAAATAAAGAATTTAAAGATAGTATTGAAAAACAGGAACAAAAATCTACAGAAGTGATATCTAGGATTTTACGACAAGAGAAAGATTTAATCAGTTTAAATAATGAGGTGAACGAATCTTTACATATAGTACTTTCATTTAAATATGAACATGACAGTAAATATATTGCTTGTTTTTCGGCTTTGCATACAAGTTTATTATATTCAATGTATCTTGAAAGAGATGATTATACATGGTCTTTGGAACAACTGAAAAATTCTATAACGAATTTTAGTCTCATGGAAATTCATCCAGGAGGAGGAATATGCGTAGTAAAAGACCAGTTCTATGTTATGTCACCTGATTCACAATCTCCTTCTAATATAAAATTATCAGACAAAGTAGATAGATATATAGAACCTATAAAAGAAATAGAAAAAAAAATACGTGAAAATAAAGAATTTAGAGTAATTTCCTTAGGATATGAACCTCTTATGAAACATTTTTATCAAAAAGTAGAAGAATTGAAAAAGCCGTACGAATCAGCAATAGCATAATTATGACAAAAGTTTCTGTACAAGAATCTAACACTTTCTAATTTTATAGAAAATAAAGAATATGAATTGGCATAGCCCACATAATAAGAGAAGAAAAAAGAGAAAAAATACAAACAAAATTAACTCTTTTCGTGCTATTGAATATTTCCTCAAAAGGTGTAAAATGGTAAAAAGAAAAGTTATTCATGAGGAAAAAGAGAATAGAGTATTGTATATAATTGGAAATGGTTTTGATTTACATCATGGACTCAAAACTAGTTATAAAGATTTTAGGAAATATTTAGAATCTACTAATGAGGACTTATTTTACCAATTAGGGAATTATTATGATATTAATGAAACCTCTGCATTATGGTCTAATTTTGAAGAAAAATTAAAAGATTTTGACCCCTCAATTTTGGAAGAAAACTTTGGAGATTATACTCCTAATTGGGGTGAGGATTTTCGCGACCGTGATTGGTATAATTTAGAAATATATATTAAAAAAGAGTTAAGCTCGTTGAAAGATGGATTGCAGGAAGCTCTTAATAGCTGGATATATAAAATAACTCAATCTTCCAATTTTGATGATAAAAAAAGAATTAAATTAGATTCTAATGCTTTATATCTTAATTTTAATTATACAGACTTTTTGGAAACAAAATACAGCATTCCTCGTGAAAAAATAACATATATACATAATAAAATAGGTGAGGGGAAAAAACTTCTGTTTGGACATGCTTGGGACTCTCTAAAATGGGGAGATGTATATCATAAGATTATGCCAGAAGGGCTAAGTAAAGAAGAACAGAGGCTTTGGCGTGAAGAACAAGGTGAGAAATATGATTACTCGATAGAAAGAGGATATATAGCTATTAATAATTTTTTTTCAAGCATCTACAAGGATTGCATTGCCAATATTAAAAACCATGGCAATTTCTTCTCTAACCTTAAAAACATACAAAAAGTCTATGTATTAGGACATAATATTGATGAAGTAGATCAACCTTATTACAAGAAGATAATAAGAATAATTGATCATAAAAAGGTAGATTGGATTATTAGTGATTATAATAATGATTTTATCTGTAAGAAACAAGTATTAATGAATCTTGGTATTCCTTCTGGAAAAATAAAACCAATCTCGATGGTAAATATTATAGTATGAAAATATTAGTAATAATTATTAGGGGCATAATGGAGTGTTGCTTTTTGTAATGATGTCGTTTTATCTGTTGGTACTTTCTTTATAAAATCATTATCAATAACGTAAGCATCCATCAGTTCTGCGTTATAAGACTTCAATAAAGAGGATATATCTATTTTATGTATTTCTATTTGCTTTTTCATAACTCTGCTTCTTTGTATTAAAACAAAAGAGGTCAGGGTTTGCTCATTACGTAACCATTCTATTTTCCGCCTTGACAT